AATAACCCTGCTATCTCCAGGGTCTGCTGATGTCCTCATAGTCGCTGCCGTTACTATGCCTGATGTTACCTCACCTAATGCAGCAGATATAGCAGAAAGAGTATCAACAGTCATTTTCTCTGCTGTTACAGCACCTGTGTATATGCGTGATGTGGTTACTGCTTCGGCAGCTAATTTATCTGTTGTTACCGAACCTGACTCAAGTTTAGTAGTAGTAACAGCATCTGCCATTATATGGTCTGCTGCAATGGTATTGGCTGCAATAGCACCACTTACAATTGAATTGGCTGCCATCTGGTCTGCTGTAATGGTTGCAGCAGTGAGTACATCATATGCCACCAGAGAGTTAGGTGTTATATCAGCATTGGTTATGGCAGTTACATTTATGTTTAGGAATAGTGTATTTATAATGGGTATCTGGTCTTCAAACCCTATGCCTTCCTCTACATACATGCCTGATGGTAAACTTGTTTCAGCCATTATTCTCTCCTGTTAAACAATCAAAGCTTCACCAACTATTCCCAGATAATCACCGGATGTATTATCCTGGAGTACAATCACAATGTTATCTTTGTAGTCTGAGTCTATTATTGTGGATGAGGTAGAATAGAAAGTTGAAGCATCCGACCTCTCAGTGGGTGTACCATTAGTCCAGTTTGTAGATAGATCAATACTACAACTTACTGCTTTTCCTCGGTTTCCATCGGATGAGTCATTGTATGAAACAATGTATGATCTTCTGGTGTCAAGTACTGCTTTTGTATTTGAAATAGATATATTTCTTGCTATATCAGCCATCTCAGTCTTATTGGAGCTTAATATTAAATATCCTGCCGAAGTTGAAACAACTGTAATATAAGATTTATTATCAAATGGATGATAATATGAAACCATTATTGGCGCACTAAGTGAGCTACTTGATCCCACCGATATGTCATAATCCAACATTCCAAAGCTTGGTTCAATGGTTATGGTGTTTAATATAATAAGAGTGTTGACTGCGCTAATGTAGCCTCCAGCAAGTTTAAGAGTGCCATCATCATTATAGCTTATAGTAAAGCAAGACATATATGAGATATATCCGGTTGATACAACGTTTAGATTCTGCTCGTTTGCGACCGGATTATTTGAAATCTTTGTCTCAGTTTGCCAGGTTATGGTTCCTCCCGATATATCACCGTGGCGGGCATAGAGTTTATCATCACTACCCTTACGATAGGAAACCATAACCTTTGATGTATTAATCATTGCAATGGATGTCCTATTCGTTATCAGTGGATAGAATACCTGAGCATCACCAAATGTTATAGTTGTTCCACTTACGGTGGCAATCTTAACAGTTCCCACTCCAAATTCACTAGAGTCTGCAAATGATACAATGAATGATGTATCACTAATCCTATCGGCATCAACGAATGTTATCGAGGAAGAACCAATGTCATAGTCGGTTCCACTTAGAGTTATAGCTGTTCCACTTACGGTTAGCCAAACAACTTTCTGCATTGCTGCTGTGCCTAAGTCTATTGTTTGAGTGGATCCAAATGTTAGAGTGGGATCAACATTAATGATGGCACCACCACCAATATCAAGGCTACCAACTCCAGTCATAATCTTATCGAACATTAGCTCACTTTCTACATTACCATCTAGATTAAGATTTCCACCACCAGTATACTCAAAGTCAATCAAAACTTCGGCCGAGCCTGACATCGTCAATCCTCCCGAAGTTATAAACTCATCATAATTGGCTGTGAAGGCTTCACCACTTAGATTTAAGTCTCCCCCACCAATGTAAATATATTCACCCGGAGTTAGATATTCATCAGTTTGAATCAACCTGGTTGTTGCTGATGTTTCATCACTCCAAAGACTCTTTATATCATCTCTGGTTACAGTTCTAACTCTATAGTAGAGCTTCTTTCCAGTTTTGTCGGCATTATATGGAATATTGCAATGCTCAATATATGGAGTATAAATGATTGTAAAATCTTCGGTGTTTTGATCATTCATAGTTAGTGGTTCGGCTCCGGGGTTGTCCTCATAATACTGAGACCAGTACTCATAATCAAAATCATCATCTTTCCAGTCTTCACCATCAAAGCTTAAAGCATACCAGGGTCTACTATCACCCTCACTGACTTGAACTTCATAGTGTGAGAAGTTTGTTAGATCATCCTGCCTTTCCCAAACAATGTGAATGGTATTATGATTGCTGTAACATCTTAAAATGGTTGGAGTTCTTGGTACTGTTGTGGCCCCGGGTGAATCAAACCCCAATGCTACATCACTCTTAGTTGGACGATCATAAATAAGTTGTTTTAACTCTTCAATCTTAACATTGGTTGGATTAACTGTAAAATCACCTTTAGGCAACATAGTCTGCATACTCCTCTAGAGTGTAGTAGTGAGTTCCAGTAAACTCTTCGTCCTTACGGGATACAATCAGGCATCTCTTATTTTCAACCGGGAATCCGCTGACATTCTCAAAGTTTTCATCGGTTAGTTGAACCCAGGTTCCAGGCTCATAGAGCGTGTCACTCTTTAATATATAACTATATGTTGAGTTGTTGAAGTAATCATACACAGCATTGGCTAATCCCATAGCACTATCACTATCGTGAATATAGCCGGCATCATAGCGGAATACCTTCTCGGTTTCACCAGACCGTTGATCCTTAGTTATAGTTGGTACACCCTTTAATCTAACATCACCCTTTATCTGAAGCCTTCTAATATAAAGGTCGTGAGTTCCAGTATTCTTTATTCTAAGTTTAAAGCTAAGTGGTAATGCTTCAAATGATTGAGTGTAAGCTGGGTCAAAGTATTCTTCGATTGTCTCCTCGTACTCAACTTCTTCACCACCAGTGTGTTCAACGGTAGTATATCCGGTTACCGTATAGACGTACTCATCAAATCTAAACTTAAATCCAGGAATAGGACAACTGGTGACTGTCACCCATCTCCAATCTCCGAATCCAAATCTGGTTAGTTTTGAGCGGTTGAAGCAACCAGTCCAACATCCTCCAACGTGTGTAATGTTTAGATATTTTGTATTATTAACAAACAGACCCTGAACTGCCGTAACAATGGATTTAAAAGGATCGTGACATTCGGTCCACTGTTTATTGAGCTTCCATCCATAAACTGGCTCTTGACTTGTGTATGTAAACTCTTCAGTTCTTGTTTTAGTCTCGGTTGTTACAACATCTTCTCCATAATATTCGGTTTCAATTTGTGGATTATAAACGGCAATAATATCCTCGGCTGATCGACCATCTTCAAAGACTGGATTAAAATAACCTTCGGGTATAAAACTATCGGTTGCATTACGAGGATAAAAGTCTCCGGGACCAACTCTAATATTTCCATTTGGATAGATTGCATTATCCGTACCCTCGGTATCACGGAATATGGTTAGATCGGTTATGGTTTCTTCATCTTGCCAGGTAATCTCGGCTGCTTCATATCTAGGACTCTTCTTTTGAAAGTTAAAAGTTCCAATCATATTTGAGTTGTTGAATACATTACTACCTGGATTAACATTGGTATTTCTAAAATCAAATATTTGAAAGTCTCCAGACTCATCAAAGTAGTATGTGAATCCGTGTTGAAATAATAGATTTGTTAATACTTCCTCGTAGCTTCCACCATAGGGGATCTGACTCATTGCTTTGTTGTCTCTGGATGGAGCTGTTGGTAAGTGTGTGAAGTATGATATCTCAATCAAGTTTGATCCCGTTGAGTCAAATGCTTGAATATCTCCAACATCATCCCAATTGAATCCTGCATCATTTAAAATCTTATGAACCAAACTATTTGAGGTATCAGTATAATCGGCCAGTTTAACACCAGCATATTGTAAAACTTTTGTCACAGGACTGTCTAATAGAAATGCATTATCAACCAATCGGATCTCAATCCAATCAACCCGAGTTGATGATTTAATCTTATAATCTGGATTAACATAACCATAGAAGTAATCCTCTAATCCTGCACCTCTTCTTATTCTTGCTTTAATATTATCTTGAGTAAGTAATAGATTTGATAACACCAACTGATCATATTGAATCTTAAATCTACAAATATCAACGGTTGGATTTAGATTGTTGTAGAGATGTCTCTCTCTATAAAACTCCTTAGCCCTAGTGATTGATGTTATATCAACCCAACCATTTCCGTCTTGGAAATCAAGCTCTACTTTAAAAACTTCAGACATTGTTGTGTCTCCTTTAAACTACTATACCAAGATTTCTGGCATCTTCAATCTCATTATTAATCATTATTGCAAACTCTCTAAGTCCGGGTTCTCCAACTATGGCTTCGGCATTGATTTCAACATTAACCGTTAAGTTTGTTCCACCATAGTTTGCTGGATTTGATCCCTGGAATCCTCCTATATCGGTTAGATCATCGGTTGTTGGAGTTTGTATATCAGTTCCAGGGACTCCACTTCCTGGTCCGGTTGTATCAATCAAAGGTCGAGTGAATGCATCCGATGTAAATGTTGGAATGGCTACATACTCTCTACCAGCAGCTCCAAAGCTCAATAGATTTAATATGAAGCTAACTATGTTGTGTCCAACAGCTTTTAGAACCTCAACAATCCAAGTTAGTGCATCCGCAAACCACTCGATTGGTCTGGTTATTGCATCAACAACCTTAGCCAATATCTCAAATACTGGAACCAACCAACTAACAACTTCGGCTAGTAGTTGGAATAAAGGATTTAGTGCTTCAATCAATACTCCAAGTATCTCAAGTGGTGCAAGAGTTAGCATCAATAGTTGACCCAATAGATCAAATATTGGAGCCAGTGCTTTAAGTATAACTCCTATTATTTGGAATACTGGAGTCAATACCTGAAGTACTCCCGTCAATACTTGAATGACTGGAACCAATATTGCAGCTACTAAATCGGTTAAGAAGACCAACACTGGAGTTAAAATACTCTCCAATAGCATAGCTATTCCATCAATGATTGGAGCAAGCATTAATAGTACTTGAGCAACAAGATCAAACAGAGGATAGATTGATTCCAATATTCCACCCAAGGCCTCTAGGACTGGATTTAGAACTCCCATTATTAGATTGATTAATGCATCCAGGATTGGAGTTATGCTGGATATAAACTCACCAACTACATTGAGTATATCACTCAACATTCTAAATATTGGACCTAGGGCTTCAACCAAGGCATTAGCCAACAGTTGAACTACTGGAACCAGAGTTATTAGAGCATCACCCAGACTTCTTATTAGATCCTTCAATGGATCAATCAATGGAAGAAGTGATTCAACAATCGGAGCCAATGCCTGGAATATTGGAATCAATGCATCCGATACCGTTGTAGCCAATGATATGATTATATCCAATAGAGGTCGAATGGTATCAAGTAGTGGAACAAGTAGATTATTAGCAAGATGAATGAAGGCTTCATTTAATATGGTCATAGCATCTTGAAATATCTCGGTTGACATAAGAAGTGATAAAATCTTATCACCCAATGCTAATAGTATATTACCAGCAAATGCGGCAGCACTAGCCATACCCTCTCCAACAGCTGCTCCAATCTGTTCTCCATTTTGACTTATTTTTCTTAATGTTCTAACTAAAGCAAATCCAGCTTCAGCCAGTGCTTCCTGTGGATCTCTAATAGCTAATGATATAAAGTCTCCAGCCTTCTTAAACTTATCTACTATGGATTTTCCAACATTCAAGAATCCATCTCTAAAGTCTCTTAGACTCTCTCTAATCTTATCACCCTGTTGTTTTAGATAGATGTTGAATAGTTTCCACATTGATATGGATTCTTGTCTATATTGATCGGTATCATAATCAAAGTCTTGAAGTCCTGAAACAACTCTGTTTCCAGCTTCGGTTGCAGCTGATTCAAGTAAGTCAATGATTGTATCAACGGTTGATTGAAGTTCTGGAGGAAGTTCTCTTGATAATATATCAGCAAGTTTAGTCCTAGCATCCGCAAAAGCATCACTCCAAGGTTGTGCTAATACTGGAGCAAGATTAGCTAATGCAGCCCTAGCCTCATCCGAGAATGTTCTCAAATCAACACCAAATCCCGACCACACTCTGTCCATATCATCGGCAAATCCCTGCCAAGGAGCAGTAAAGTCAGGCCAGAACTCATCCCAAATATCTGATATCTCATTACCAAGATTTCTGTCTGGAGGAGTTAGAGCATATTCCCATCTATCGGCCAAGTCGGATGATAGGTCTTCCCATTCGGATGTATTAAAATCAACTCTTCCTATTTCGACTCCACCCATTCCAGTTCCTGGAACATACTCATCGTATTGACCAAAACGCATTCCGTATTTATCAATCTGACCAATCAAGAATAGTATTCTATCAAGAGGTCTTAATACAAAGTTTAATCCAGCTATTATTCCATTGATTGCTGCTTCAAATCCAATCTTAATACCCTGTATTATTATGTGAAATGCCTTACCAATCCAGTTAAATGGACCTTCTACCAGACCATCAATAAGTCGGGCAAAGAACTGCATTGTCTCTCTCCAAGCAACTTTAATACCGTGAACAGCCCAATCGAATCCAATACTTATTGGTGCCCAAATGGTTTGACCAACTCGGCGGATAACTTCCCAAAGAGACTGTATAACATTCCTACCAACAATGAATATACTCTCCCAGTATCTCTTTACATAACTCCACAACATTGGAATGAATGCTTTAATGTAGTTCCATATAAACTGACCAAGAGCTTTTACAAGCTCTACTATATAATCAACCGTAAATATATTCTTTAATGCTGTCATTATTGCATTAAAGCTTATTTGAGCAATCTCTGGTAGATAGAGAAAGAAGTTTGCAATCTTCTCGGCATTGGCTGATACAAGCTCGGTTATGTGTTCAAGCCAGGGTCTAATCTTGGATGTTATGGCTCTAAATGCAGGAGCTAATCCTTCTCCTAGTCCTTCAAGGAAGTCACCAAATAGATTCTTAAGTTGTTCTCTTATTCCGGTTACGGAACCAGCTACGGCTTCGGCCATTCCACCAAACTGTTGATTAACAACTTCAATGGCAGCACCGGCCTTCAACTGCTCTTCGGTTAGTCCTCGGACTGATGGAATAAGCTCTCCCAACTCTCCCCCAACTCCACCAAGTGACTTATATAGATTCCTAAATGCCGATTCCAAAGACATACCGGTAGCTGATGCTAAATCAACAGCAGCTGTGGATACACTATTAATCTGGTCTTGAGTGTATCCCATTGAGACGCCCAAAGCCTGAAGTGGAATGATTGCCTCATCACCAAATATGGATATCTTTTGTAATGCCGTTGCCGATTCCATTAGTCCTCGGACTGAGGTTCCATCAATAAGGGGGTTGTTTCTTGCAGCTGCTGCTAGTTTAATCTCGGCTGATTCTTGCTTGCCATAGATATCAACAAGCTTCATTGCGGCAGCACCAACAGCACCAACAGCAGCAGTAGCAGCGGCAGCGGCAATGGATGCTGCTTTAAATGCAGCGGTGGCACCAGTTTTAAACTTCTTTAATCCAGAGGATGCACTATTAAGTCCTTTCTTTGATTCATCCTTTGAACCAATGGTGTACTCAACTCTAGGTTTCGCCATTAACGTCTCCTTGATTTTGAAGCCATACGTTGCATCTGCTTCTTATTCTGGTCAGCAATATAATCCAAAAACTCAGACCTAACAATCATCCAGCACTTAAGAGTTTTATTTGGTTGCTCCAATGTACCCCCAGAGTATGGGAGATGATAAACATCTCCCTTCTCAAATCCAATACTAAGCAGAAAGTAATCAATAATCTGCTTAAAAATCACTTCCCTTTTTGAGAGGTCAGCAACTCGATATCCCTTTATAACGGATTTAGCAAGTCGTCTTAACTCTGAGCTCTCTTCTTTGCTAAAGGGATATTGTTGCTCCACTTCTCAACTATCTCGGTTGAACAAACTGGTCTTCTCATAATCTCTTTCCACACATCTAGAGTTGCCATCTTCTTCTTTTCATCTTCATCCTGATAGAAGTTGTGATCAATAATACAATGTGGGATAATGGAGAAGATCTTCATTTGATCAACTATTTCATCTTGTCCATTACTTAAACCTATGGTCTCTTCGGTTGTGGGTTCACGAAGCTCAATGAAGAAGTTTTCTCCCTCAAAGTGCTCATCTAAATCAATCCTCATCTTAAATATTCCGACGTTTTTGTCTTTCAACTGTGGCATTGTTTTGCCCTCCTTTTTTATTACCTACTAAGAATGTCTTCCATCTTTTGTTGTATCTTTAAAAGTCTGGCAATGTCCTGATGTTTTGTCTTAAACTCCCTCAGGACATTGCCAAAGAAATCATCAATCTCATCAATCGTTTCCAAGTCAAACACTTTCCAAATGTATGAATCATCACTATAAATGTTTTGTCCATAGAGTCGCATTAATAAAACAAAAATCCAGGTCTGGATTCTATCCCTTTTCTCCTGAGATATGTCTATATCTCTCATCTAATCACTCCTTTAAGAACTATACTTAGTTGATCTATCATCTTGAACTGTGATTGTTATTGCTGGATCTGATCCAACTTCAAGAGCTCTAAACGAGAAAGGAATCCTCATTCTTTCTGGACCTGAAATATCATTTGGAGCTTCGGTTGTAACAACATTGAGCATATCAATAGTTATTGAGTAGTATTGACCGGTTACAATGGTTGATGGATGTGTGAATGCAATCTGCATTGAGATTGTATCACCAGTCTTGAAGTAGTCCTCTCTCATTGTATTGGTTGATGCATCATAAAGAGCTTCAATATCAAAGGTTATATCCCTCTTTTGATAGTCAATCTCGGTCATAAACTCGGTACCATCAGCTACAAACAAGTCATTCTCTAAGTTGTTTAAGTAGCTAAGGCTAAAGCTTGTTGCTACACTTAGGTTTGTGGCTGCTGTTGATCCGGCCGTTCCCCAATAGATCTTCATATCATTGAAGTCAAATGGAGCCAACTCTGAGATAGAAAGAGTCTTTATTTCTCCACCAAGCTCTTCCTTTTGTCCAATAAAGCTAAAACTTGCTGTTAATAGACTATCGGCTGAGGTTTCAAGACTCATTGAATCAACCTTCAATGACGTGTAAGTAAACTCATCTGCCTTCTTATCAACAATCGCAGTTAAGTGTGGAAGATTTGTTCCACCACTAACTGGGGTGAATTCGTGTGAGTGAACATCGGTTGTGACGGTTGTTACGGGACCCTCTACTCCAAGGGCTCCATAAAACAACAGTCCAATATTATCCGGGTGAACCTGCATTTCCATATCACCTTCAACCTTTCGGCCTATGATTGAGAAATAAGGTGTTGTTACAGCTCCAACTAGTGCCTCACTTTCTACCGGATTGTGAACCTCGTGTAGTGATTCACTTAGAAAGGGGATAGCTAGAGTTGGTGTGACACTGGTGCCCCAAGTGGTCTCAAGACCGATTTGAAACTTAGTGTCATTACCGCTAAAGTTTGCCATATTGTGGCCTCCTATTTTTAGTTTCTAGTCACAAGAACAAAGATTTCTGCATCAATAAAGCCCAACTGCATTGATTGACTAGGACTCAATACTGGACTATAACTGATATTTACAATGCGACTTTCGGCTGCTAAGCCATTTAATGTGCGATCATCATCAAATATCTTCTTCATACAATGTGTGTATCGGAATAGCCTTCTTTGCATTATCTCATAGTTTGAGTCCGATAGGGCTATCCAAAATGTTAGGTTAAATGTGTAAAGGTCTTGTTGAGTTGTCTCCTCATTAATCTCAATCTCACCATATCTAAACATTAATGTGGGGAATGCGTCAATAGCCGATAACTCATGATCACCCAAATATATATTGACAAAGTTTGGAAGCCTTAAATGATCCGAGGCCGTCTTTTCCTCTTCATCCAAATAGTCACCAATATTGTCTTCAATATAATCCTTGATCCCATCAATAACGATCTCTATTGCACTAGCCATTTTCCCACTCTCCATTTAGATATTCTCTAGTTGTTTTATCCATAATACGTTGTGCTTCCCCTCGGTTGAATACTTCCTCCAATCCGGGTCCAAGATAAGGTCTTGGTCTCATCGTAACCTTCTGTGTTCTGATCCATCTATCTCCAATCTTAAAGACTAAGGCCTTAGCATTCTTTGGTCTAATCTCTCCACCAAACTCGTGTATTGCAGCATAAGCAATATTGGTTCCAATCTTGGCACTGAAGTCGGATGTTAGCTTCCAGTTTAAACTCTGAGCAAGTTTTCCAGTTTGTCTCTTTAATACTTGCCCACTAAGTTTTGTTCTAATGGTGTGAGCTATAACGGCTTCACTCAATCTGCCTAATAGTCTTCTACTTAAAACTGGAGTTCTTCTATATAATCTATCTAGTTTAAGTCTGACTTCTTTATCATCAATCTGAATATCATAACTAACCACTAGTGCATACTCCTGTATGAATCAAGTTTTGATAGTATACGGTCTTCACTTTCTGGATCAAAGGTTGAGCCTGATCCCTCTGGTTGTGAAAAGCTTGATAAGCCAATACTTCCTTTGGGTCCACTCTCCGATGCATAAAGAGCAATCAACTCAAGACTAACCAGTCTAATGTCTCCGGGCATTGTAGTTCTAGTGTATCCAGCCGTGTATGAAATCTTCCAATCATTATATCGGTGAAAGAATCCATCCTTATAATAAAGAGCTCTTGAGTGATAGATTTCAAATAAACTCAGAGTCTGTTCAACATCATCAGCCTTAACTGTCGTAATAGCCGTGATTGGTCTATTGATTAGGTCTAGATAGTGCGTTCCATTTCCAAAGTATAACTCATCCGTATAAGCCGTTGATAATATTTCATAACCAACATAGTTGCATATTCTCTTGTGAGCTGCTGATCGGTAAATCTTAAGATTTTCCTCTAAGTTTGGAGTTGAGTTTGCATCATAGCCTCGGCCTTGTAGGTTTCGGACTACATCAACTATATCAACCAGATAGTTTTGACTCATTTATTTGCCTCCAACAGTATTATCTCTGTCATATTGAGTGGTTCCAGTCGTTTGTTTTAAACTACTATCTTCCTTCTTAATCAAATCACGGAGGACTTTCTTAGCTTTTTCTCTAAAATCACTCACTTTCTCATTCTTTTCTTGTATTGGTTTCATTATTGTCCTCCAACAAAAAGGGGGAGAGTTTAACCCCCTCCCCCAATATAAAGTCTAAGTCATTAAATCTTAAGCGGCTGCTCCAAACATTATTCGAACCAACGCTGATGGAATAGCAACTTTAACTGCTAATCTTTGAAGTCCTCTGAATACAATCTGATCATTAGCAAATCTATAGTGCTCTGAAGTATCAACTCTAAAGTCCATTCTGTCACCAATGTAGATGTGCTTCATATTACCAAAGAATCCTGCAGCTCTTTCGGCTGTTGCGGTTGTTCCAACCTGTGCTCTAAGATTAACTGGGAATCCAAGAAGATTGTATCGGTAGTTTTCATTCAATCTAACAATCTTTGAGGATGCTCCATCTTCAAGCGCTCGGATTGTATTCCAAGCACTATTGGTGAAGTACCACTCTGCTCCATCAATCTGTAAGTCATCAAGCTTACCAACGGCAGTAAGAAGATTATCTTCGATCAACAGTTCAGCAAATGTTGGAGTTGCATCAACTGCACCGGTTACTTCTTGCACTGAGCTTGCATACTCCCAACCATCAAACTTATGATTTGATGTATCACTGTCATCACCTTGGTAGACTTCCTCATCAGTCTTCTTACCAAAGTCTTCACCCATTGAGTTAGCTACAACCAATCCAACTGGATAAGCTGAGTCATCAAGATCTTCTCTGTTTACAACAGCTATTCCACCAAGTTTTTCGGTATCAAGACTGACTTTACCAATGGTAATCTTTGAGTCAGTCATTGCTCCACCAGCATCAACCCAGCTTACTGTGTAAGAACCAGATGGTGCTGGCATATCAACTTTATCTCGACCCATTGGAATAATGGTACATTTCTGCAATGCAAGAGAGTTAACATAAGCTAATCTAACAAGCTCTGCTCTAAACTCAGTTGGAGTCCAGTTTGAAATGTTGTCTTGAACATTATCACCAAATGCTTTATTGATACCCTTGTAATCCTTTTCATAAAGCATATGAAGATATTCATCGAATCTCTTCTCGGTCTTATTGTCCCAAAGAGGAACTCTAGCCGTCTTACCATTGGCAACATCCTTCTTTGCATTCAAGAAACCGTATGAAGCACCAACTTCTTTCTCTTCTTTATTGTCTCTAAACATTGCCTTCTCAATGGTTGCCTGAGTCTTAAGAATATCCTCCATCTTGGCTTCCATATCTTCCTTCATCTTTGAAAGAGTTATAGCCATTTCATTTACATTGTCAGCAGCCTTATCAACTGCATCTTTTTCCATATCACTCATTTTAATAATCTCCTATAATAGTTTTAAGTTTGTTGTATACTGAAAGGAATCTTTCGGTCTTGGTATCAACTGGATCTTCAGGTTCTGGTTCGGCTACCTGGGCCTCTTCCAGTGTATCCTGTTCCACCTCAACCTCTTCTTCCTCATTAAACAAACTGTCCTTAACTTCATCGCTGTATTCTTTTGTCAAAGCCATAGCATTTGGATTAGCTGGTACTGGAGTTAGTGATACCTCCAATAGTTCACATCTTGTGAATGTTCGACCACCAAACTCATTTGGCTCAAACTCACCTGATTTAAATCCAACGCTTACACCTCTTAATATCTTCTGTTCAACTAGACTACGGATAGCATCGTGCCATTCACTTGTACCCTTCTTGGCAAACTTTGAATAGACATACAACTTATTGTCTCTAATCTCAGCCCCCGCAGCTGATCCAACCGGTAAACCAGAAGGATTGTGTCCATAAAGGATTGATCCAGACTTCAGCCAGCCGGATACATCCCAACTATTGGCTAGGATTATATCATTGTCTCGGTCAACGGTCTCGTCGGATGCTAGGATCTGAATAGTCTCATCATCAATCTCTTTATACTCTTTTATTTCAAAGTCTTTTCTCATATTACTCTCCTACTTCAGTTATGGCTGAACCACCCAGTGAAACCTCTCCGGTTGCTGTGTGTAAGTAGTTCAATATTGACTCAACATCGGCCGAACCCTGTATATTTATTTCACCAGTTGATGTTATTTCTTTTCTTAAAATAGAGTTGTCAACACTAAAGCTACTCCATTCTCCAGACCCTCTTGACACATAAAGAACATTTCCAACTGAATCAAACTGAATAACTCCGGGTAATGAATCCGTTGATATTGGAGATCCAGATATGATTGCAACACTAACTTTTTGCTTTGATATAGTATTCATACTTAATCTCCTATTAGAAGTCTCCAATCCCCTGATGTTGTGATTGATACACTATAAAATGGGACTGGAAATGATACATCCAGTGTCTCTCCTGATTTTACCACAATGGTTTGATCGTTTACAACCAATGTAGTATCAGATGCGCCATCATTCACAAAACAAATAGAGTTTGGAGTCCTAGTTGTGTCCGAGAATGTATAAGTCTCATTACCACTACCGGATGTACTGTCTAATACTCTCATTTCTTGACCTCCTGACTTTTAGTTCCCATCTTAAATGTAGCTTCAATGTTTAGTTCGGCTACTAGGTCTCCACCACAATCACAAAACTTATTCACCTTCATTCTACTTTCATAATCATAAACCTTACCACATTCTTTACAGGTTAGAATACCACTCAATAGTTTGGTTGACATAAATCAATCTCCTTTATAATACGGATACAACAGTACACCGACAGTTAGCCGAATGTGCAGGATCTCCATCACCCGGATAGGCCACCTTAACTCCATCACCCAATGTAAAGTCTTCATCAACTGGAACAATCTGATCAATCCTGTGACTATCTCTAACCTTACCATCTCTGGAGTGTAGCCATTGCTTTTGTTTGATTCCAAGTTCTTTCATTCCTTCAACTCGGCCACCACTAAAGGCAGCCGTTGTTTCGGTTTGAGCTATAACTTTAGCTCGACCTATGGTTGCATCCTTCCATTTACTTGATATAGCCTTAGCAAGATCATCGGTTGTAAAGCTTTCACTCTCAAGCATTGTTATAATAGTATCTTTTAAGACATCAGGACTATCTTTAAGTTTTAGTCCTCTATTTGCTATAAATGCTATGGCTCTCTCTGGATCCTGTGAGAAGTCTAATCCTAATCCAGAGTATGTTCTATACCTTCCACGGTGGAAGACTCTTTCTATTGTATCCTTAACCGATAAAAAGAACTCATCACCCCAACGTTGTTTCAATAAGAAGGCTTTGAATGCATCCAGCCAAGATGGATCAACACTTTTATTTACAGATTTAATGGGATTGGATTCAATGAAGTCTTCAACATCCTTATACTTCAGTCTAAAGAAGCCTTCAACCTTTTTATATAACTCCTTCTCATACTGAAGCATCGTATTCAATGACTTCTCATACTCAATGTGTCTAGCAAACTCATCAATATTGATTTGCTTCTCTTGATCAATCAATCTTTGTTTATCATATTCCTTTATTATATCAATGGTTGATTTTGTCTCTTCTGGTTTATGATCAAACTGAAATGATTGAGTCTGTGGTTGATCCCAACCCTCCCAACCGGGGAGTTCAAGGCCAACTACTTCATTAATAATCGACATTGGAACATTCATTTGATATAGCTTAATAGCTTGATCAATCTTACCATCGTAGTCATCTTGTAGTTCGGATATATCTTCAACTCTAAATCTTAGTTTATAGTTTAATCCTTTAGCTGCAAAGAAGTTTGTATTGAATGACTCTTCAATCAGATCCATAATAGGCTGAAGTGTCATAGACCAGAACATAGTCTTAGCTTCTTTTAAGTTTGTGAATGTAGACTCAGCCGAAGCAAACAAAACCTTTGGTATATCATAAGCAATGAGAATATCATCTCTCATCTTATTAGCAAGTGCTTGATATTCCATATCTCGGTTTGATTCACTTGTTCTAATCCACTCTAGTCTTCTAGATAATACGGATGATGCACCCGCTCCATCAACACCACGATTAAACTCATTATCAACAGATCTCTGTGCTTCAAGCTTCTGTTGTGCTGTTAAAGGCTTACCACTGGGATCAACCCAGACACCCTTACCTTGAGCTCCACGACGGAAGTTCTTGATATTATAGACCTGACTATAGAAGTCCATCAGTATTTCTTTAACGGCTGATGTTCCAGGAGCCAGACCATCGTATGGATCTTCGGGGTGCTTATATCGAACGAATATGACTCTATTCTTATCAATACGAAGAGTCTTCTTCTTGTCCTTATATTCCCAAGCACCATCTTTATACTTAATCTTATCGGCTGGTAGGATATCCAACATAACTGGAAAGCCTTCACTATCGATTGGGTATTGAACTATAAATGCCTTACCAAATCTTTGTAGAGAACGGACTATTTCATATATAAAATCAGTTGATGAATCATCATCATTGATATAACGGAATAGCTTTTGTTCTCTAGTTGTTTCACTCAAGGCTATATCATTCTGATTTACAACATCAAACTTAACACCACTTATATTGGCTGCAATCTTATCAATAGCCTTACGAACAAAGATGTTATGAAGATATGGGTCACCAATCTTGTAATAATCTTGAATGAGAGTTTCATAAGTTTCGGATGTTCCCTTCTCACGGGAAATCATTCGATCCAGTTCATCGAATGTATTATTGGTTTTAATAATGAAGTCTGTGTATTCAGCTTTAGTTAGATTAAGCTCAGTTTTAAGGGAATCAATCTTATCTCTATTAAATAAGTCCATATTGGATTATGCCTCCTCATCGAACTCAATCTCTTGAAACACCTTAGAGGGTTTAATCTCCTTCTTTTCTTGAAGGAAATCCGGATACTGTCTCAATAGCTTATTGACAAAGAATCGACACTCCTTCTTAGGAAGCATATCCTTAAGCATACTCTTAGCCTTAGGCTCTTTGATAAAGCCCTCAATATCTTCGGTTTTAATATAATCTTTCATTAGATTTTCTCCTTTAGAAGGATGGATCCTCCAAATCTAGCGTGGGAATAAGCTCCATATCTTAGGGAGTCCGTCCCGTGGTCGTTTTCCTTAATAATACGACCTTTATCATCATAACGGTATGAATCAAGTTCACTTATCAGCTGTGGTACATTTATTATCTTATTCTTTCTAAGAATAAACAGTTGATTGTTTTCAATCTTTGTTAATAAAAAATCCAATCCCGCTTGAACAGAGTTATCAGCGGGGATGCCATTCCACATTTCATCAATCAACTGAGCAGCTGCTGGATCACAGTAGTTTATGTAATCATATTGAGACCAGGCTTGATACAGCTGACGGTTGAAGTTTGTTATTGATTCTCGGTGTGCAAAGAACTCATCCAATATATAGATTGATTCACCCGACCATCCAATCAGTATTGCTGCAAAGTTTGTACCAGTTATATCCGATCCAACCGTGAAGTACTCCATTTGTGGTAGATCTTCTATATCAATAACGTGTGTATCCAAGTCAAGCTTATCAAATATTGCGCCCTCAAGCTTAACAAACTCTCCATACTTATATCTTCTTCTTTCTCTATCTGGTAGATTATCCAATCCATCAATGTATGATTGATCCAAGTTTGGATTATCCATTGGATTCATCTTAATGGTGACATAGTCCTCGGGGTTTGGGACTTGATCATTCTTACTCTTTGGATCAATCTTCTCAATGAATAGACGATGTGTCCAATGAGTTGGTGGAGGAGGATTCATATCATAATACATCTTGTTTTTGAATCCTGGTATAACCTGAGCCAAACTAGAGTGAGCTAGTAATATAGCATCGTAGGCTATAGTCGAGCACTCGTTTGCATAGATGATTGCATACTCCAATCCAAGCTGCTTTTCAATCCTTTCCTTATCATCGAAACCACCCAATGATATAGTTGATCCATTCCAGAATCGGACAATCAACTCGGAGTGATTAAGCTTAAAGGTTCCCTTGTAGTGCTTTAGAACATCAGGTAGTGTTTGATTCCAAATGGATGCTTTAACGTGTGATAGATGCGACCTGGCTATGAGACAGTCCAAGCCGGGATATTGAATGCAAGCGGCCACAATATCCGACACAAATCCATAGGTCTTCCCAGAACGACGTTAACGACCTCCAAACAGCATTATATGTTTAGCTTCACTATGACACAATGAAAGTGCCTGTTTCTGCCTATCAGTAAATGACTGCATGAAGGTCGTCCTCCTTTATACGTATTACTTCGTATCCTATAGATTTTAAGAATGCATCTTTTCTCATATCTCTATCTTTTCTCCCTGGTATTGTATGACTTGACCCATCAATCTCATAAACAATCTTATTCTTTTCATCAACAAAGTCAGCAATGAATCTTGTTGATTTCCATTTTTTTAATCCACCAATACCAGTTCCAAATGAAACTTCTCTCTTAAACTCTGGATGTAGTTCGGCGAATACTATTTCAGATTCAGTAGATGTATTCCCTTTTCGATTCAGTCCCATATGTCTGAATGATGTTTTCTTACTTACTGTCTCTGATATCTTCTTCTTAATATTATCTGAAAGGGTCGACCCTTTCATACTATGCTCAACATACTCTTGAAATGATTCACTATTCTTCAATGCGCAACTAATCTTCTTTCTAAACTCCAGAGTCTTTCGAGTACAGACATTGCAGTATCCCGACTTATTTCTATAGCCAAGTGGTAAGCCACATGTGCCACAATATCTTCTTGTGTCCCATTTTCTAATATACGGTTCTTGCTTGTTCTTCATTAATCAAACTATGCTTGCATTACTTTCTTACTAACTCTGGTGCAATGGTTATAGTTACTCCACCTGAGTGTTCAACCTTCTCCTTGTCCCATCCATTAAACTTTGATATATACTTCAAGAACTCACTT